GTAGCCGGAGCCGCAGCCGGAGCCGTAGCCGGAGCCGGAGCCGGAGCCTTCGCCGTAGCCGGAGCCGTAGCCTTCGCCGTCGCCGGAGCCGTAGCCGGAGCCGGAGCCGTAGCCGTAGCCGTAGCCGCAGCCGGAGCCGTAGCCGGAGCCGGAGCCGGAGCCTTCGCCGTAGCCGGAGCCGTAGCCTTCGCCGTCGCCGGAGCCGTAGCCGGAGCCGGAGCCGTAGCCGTAGCCGTAGCCGGAGCCGTAGCCGTCGTTTTCATAGTACTCGAATGACTGCATCATCATGCACCCTCAATGCTTTCAGATGCCACATTACTCGCCGGGATGATTTCCAGCACATCAAGCAGCATAATTTCAGGCAGAGCCGGTTCAACCTTGCTGCGAGCTGCGTCGATGCCAGTCAACGCAACTGTGCTAAGGCTCACGCCTTTTTCCTTCCCGCCGGTGTGCCAACGCCATAGGCGGCGGCTGTCTATTAGTGTGACTTGACGACCATCTTGTGCGGTAACGGTTCCGTAATGGACGCCGCTTGCATAGCAGCGGATGATACACTTTTTGCCTATCATAGTGATTTCCTTTCGATGGGGTGTGGCGCACATTGCGCAAGGCATACGTTACAGGTTGACCGTGCAGCTTGTCAAGGTGTATGCAGTTCCGAGTAAAGCAAGGGAATTGCGCCGATGGCCGAGGAAGATGTGCAGCGGGGAACGGTTGATGCGCCCTGGCGGCGTTTCACGAAAGCCGAGGAAGCACAAAGGCTTATCGTTCTGGACACGCGGATCGAGCGAAGAAAAGCGAGCCTCGAATGGGATCAGCGCGAGCGGACCAAGATCATGCACCGGGCAATTCGCCGGATGCGCAGAGCGGAGGGGAAAGAATGAGCGAGGCAATCTGGAGGGCCATTGCGATGATGCCGGGCCTGCCCGAGCTGGGAGCGTATCCCACGCCGCTGGAGTGTGCCGAGGCAGCGGATTACTTCGCCGGGCTCCTCGGGGTGGCGGTGCAATGTTTCGCGGCGGTGTCGGCATGAGCCTGCGCGACGAGAAGCGGGGCCACGTCAAGATCGAGAACGGCATGGCCGTGATCTACGTTCCGGCCGATGAAATCCACGGGCTCCTGGTCGCGCTTGCTCCATGCCCGTGCAAGGGGCCGAAGTCGAGCGCAACCCAGGACATACGCGACCGTCTGGCCAATGCGCTCAAGTGGGCGAGGAACAAGCTATGACCGGCAACCGCATGACAGCCGCCCAGCTCCAGGCGTTCTACAAGGCCGACGGCGACCACAGCGCGCCGCGCCAGGACCGCGAGGGGGCGATCCACAAGGCGATCCTCCAGCTCCTCGATCTCGCGCTACCGGCCGACGCGATTTATCACCACAGCCCGAACGAGCTGGACATGGCCGGACCCGAGGCGGCTCGCCAGATCGCCAAGGCGCGCAAGCTCGGCACCAAGGCGGGCTGGACAGATATCGAGATCATCTGGCAGGGCCGGTTCTACGGGCTGGAGATTAAGGCCAAGAGCCCACAGAGCGATGCGCAAAAGGATATCCAGCGTGATCTGGCGCGAGCTGGTGCGCCCTATGCCGTGGTAAGATCCGTGACCGAGGCCGAGGCCATTTTGAAACAATGGGGGCTGACATGACCGAACCCGATCTTGACCTGTCCATCCCGTCGCTAATGCGCGCATGCAAAGGCAACGTGGCGATGTTGCCCAGCTTCATGGTGCATGACGACGACGTGTGGCCGCGTTCTGGCGTGGTCAGGACCGACAGCAAGGGCCGCATCCACATGCGCCGCTCGACCTTCATCCGAACAGTGTCCGGCAAGCTGCCGATCCTCGCTGGTATCTGGCACCGCATCGACGTTCAGGAGTTCCACCTCGATCTCAAGCCGCACCACCTCCAGGGATCGAGCGCCCAGGAGGGCGGGAACAAACGAGCGGCGGCGCGTGCCGTGGCAAAGGCCGATTGGGCCGGACGAGTGGAAGGGGATCAGGGATATGGCACAGCTCCTGGTGGGGATCACGGGCAACAGGACGTTGCCAGAGATGTTGCAGAGGCTAAGGCCCGAGGAACAAGCGGAAGCGTTGGCTCAACCGTTTTTGCCCGAGATGGTGGCGACGACGGCTAAGTGGGCCTGGACGCTGGAGGACGATCACGGCGAGTTTGTGGCCAGCATGGCGATCATGCCCGACGTAAACCGGCGCGGCTGGTTCGTCTCATATCCCGGTGCCGCAATCCGATCCTCGGCCGAGCTTCGGCCGCTGTTCCGGCTGGTCACGATCTTCCGCGACAGCGGCGCAGTCTATGACGAGTTGCGCGCCTGGGTGGCCTCTGACGACGAAAGAGCGATTAGATTTGCCGAATGGTTCGGTTTTCGGTTAGATTGCGGACCAGCGACAGGGTTTTCCCCGACGGGGCGCGACTTGAGCTTATACCTATGGAGGCGATGATGGGCGGAATTTTCGGGGGCGGCGACAACGGCGCACAAGAGGAAGCGAAGAAGCAGGCAGCGCAGGCACGGCGCGAGCGGCAAACCTCGAACGAGGAGGCCAACCGCTCGCAGCAGCGTGCCGAACGTGGCGGCGGTGGCGGCGCGAGCACTCGGGGTCGGGACATGCTGATCGGCAACCTGTCAGACCACCTTAAAAAAACGCTCGGAGGCTGATCGTGGCGCAGTGGCCCATCGACAAGGCGTGGAAGGCGATCCTTGCCGCAAAGCGCGACAAGGAAGCCTCGGACGAGATTTACCGCGAAGCGATGGAGCTGACGTTCCCTGACCGCGAGAATTTCACCAAGCGCAAAGAGGGCCAGAACAAGGCCGCTTACAACTGGGACAGCACGCCCCAGGTGTCGGTGATCCGAGCCGCCAACCGTCTCTCCTCGGACTTCACCCCACAATTTCAGGACTGGTTTGAGATTGGCCTGGGACCGGCTGCAAAACAGATGCCGGACGAGGCTTTCAAGGAGGCCGTGGGCAAGGCGAAAGACGAGGCCAAGGCAGAGCTGGAGGCCGTCACCAACATCGTGCAGGCCGTGTTTAACGGGCCAGGCTTTCCGACCGCCTCCAATGAGACATACATCGACTGGCACTATGGCCAGGGCGGCATGAAGGTGATGCCGAACGAGGACTTCCTGGGCGAGCCGGTGATCTTCCAAGCCATGCCTCTCTCGCACTTCTACGCCTACGAGGGGCCGAACGGGCGGCTGGATCGCTGGTTCTTCTGGCACGAAATCCGCGCTGATGCGATCATGGCCGAGTGGCCAGACGCAACATTGCCCGAGAAGCTGGAAGAGGAGGCCGAGAAGCCGACGCCCGGCATGGTCAAGCTCGCCTCGGTGGTCTACCGCGACTATGACGAGAAGGAGCGGCCGTTCCGCTACGAGGTGTTCTGGCAGAAGGGCGCTGACAAGGCTCGCCTGGTCGAACGCCAGAGCCGCACATCGCCTTTCGTGACGCCGCGATACTCCAAGCTGCCGGGCGAAAACCGTGGGCGGGGTCCGGTGCTGTTCGCGTTGCCCGATATCCGCACCGCTAACAAGATCGTGGAGCTGACCTTGCGTGCCGTGGCCGTGGCCGTGGCTGGCGTCTACACCGCGACCGAGAACGGGCTGAACGGGCCGATCTCGATCAAACCCTATTCGATCATCAAGGTGCGCCGCAACGGCGGGCCGGACGGTCCCAGCCTCCAGCGCCTCGACAATCCCCAGCGGATCGACTTTGGCGAGCTGGTGCTGGACACGCTCCACATGAACATTCGCAAGGTGATCGGTGACAACAGCCTGCCGCCCGAGGCTGGCCCGATCCGCACCGCGACCGAGTTCGTGCAGCGTGCCCGCGAGCTGGTGGCAGATCAAGCTGGTGGTCTGGGCCGTCTCTATGCGGAGTTCGTGATCCCATCCGTGCAGCGCGTCGTGGATATCCTGGAAAGCAAGCAAATCCTGCCGACGCAGGGGCTCCAGATCGACCAGTTTCTGATCGAGGTGCGCATGACAAGCCCGCTCGCGCGGGGCGAGGCCATGCAGGA